TCAGAATCGTACCGAGGCGAGGACCAGTCCGACCAGCAGGGCTGCGGCCAGATTGCGTTTGCCGTAGTAATCAGCAGCAGCACGCGGATCGCTGAGGATGCGCTCCAGCGGCCCGCCTTCGCCGCGAAAGTGCCGCCAGCCGCCGGCGAGCACGTCGAGGAAACGCAGGGCGCCCCACCAGACGGCGACCGCCGCGAACGCGAAGGCAAGCGAAGCCAGCAGTGACGAAAGCTGATAATCGACCATGAGTATCTCTCCTTCATGTCGGGTCGCGTTGCACGGATCATCGTGATCGGCAGGCTCGGGGCCGCGCTCATCCGCGCCCTGCTCATCCGCGCCCTGTTCATCCGCGCCCTGTTCATCCGCGCCCTGCTCATCCGCGAGGACCGCCGCCGAGCACGCCGAGTGCCTCGGCGAGGCGCGCCAGCGGGGCCACGATGCTCTCGGTCAGGCGGTCGACCTTGTCGGCCAGCCGCTCCTGGCCGGATTCCAGTCGCTGCAGATGCTGCGCGAGATCGTCGCGGCGCACGTAGTTCTGCGTGATCGCATCGAGCTTGTCGCGCAGCTCCTTGTTGCCGGCCCAGAGCGCGCGGGCATCGGCGGCCGCGCGCAGCTGCACCCAGCCGACGACGGCGAGGCCGATCGGAATGAGAATCAGCGTGATAAGATCCAGCGCCGAAATGCTGTTCATTTTCCGCCTCCCTCGTTCTCGCCGCGCATCGCGGCCCGCCGGCCCCCGGTCTCCCGCGACAGCCGGTTCGCCTGCATGTAGACACGCCCCTTGCGCAGACGGATCCGGAACTCATGCACCAGCCCGCAATCGCAGCACGCGATGTTGCAGCGCCGGTTGGAACGGCCATCGCGAAACAGCCACCATTCCCCGTCATGAACTTGTTCGTATTTGGAACGGCTGGTCATTGCAGTCTTTGTTCTTTCGTGCATGAAAGCCCCGTTGAACCTTTAAGACGCAAAAGGACGAGCTGTTGAGTTAACCGAGCCGGACACCTTGAAAGTATGTGTACAGAACCGCGCCATTCAGGGTTTTCGAGGTCCCACCGCCGTAGGTATAGATCTCGACGTAATCACCGACTGCTAGGTCTAGGATCACGCTCGCAGTAATCGCAGCGACAGTTCCCGAGGCGTAAGTGCTAGGGCTGAACGTCTCGACGCCGTTCTTGTAGAACATCACGTAGTATCCGGACTGATCGACCGCGCCGCTCGAGTAGTACAAAGACGCTGTGAAGAGATACTTGCCAGCGGATGGGGCAATGAAGCGGCTGTTCGGGGCGTCGTAACCTCCACCGACATCGTAGACTTCGTTCGTGAACGTGACTTTCACGGTAGCTCCGGCCACCGACTGATTGGTCCCACCTTTGTTGACCGAGAAGCAGGTAAGTGGGTTGGCGCTCGCGCCATCCGCCTTGTTCACGTCGGTCATCTTCCAGACGCCGCTGCCGAAATACATCATGCGGAAGCGGTCGCCCGGGGCGAAGGTGAGGTCGGCGCCGGTCTTGGTGACGAGGTCGCTGCCGTTCTTGACCGGCAAGGCCCCGGCACATTCGAACCAGTAGGCTTCGCCAGGCGTGGTGCCGGGCCAGAGGTGCTGGATCTGCGTCGTGCCGGTGATCAGATGGTAGCCGCCGAGATTGCCGTCGCTCGGCTTTGCGAGCGTGGCGGCGGCGGCAATGTCCGCGCCCTTCTGCCAGAGCGAGGCGAGGCCGTCCGGCGTCACAAACTCCGCGGCGCTGACGCCGGCGCGCGTGGCGGCGATGCTGGCCGAGGTCACCGTGCCGGCGTCGCCGAGCGCCGCCAGTTCCAGCGCGGTGCCGGCCGCATTCCAGCGCAGGAAAAGCGACGGCTGCGGCCGCGGCAGCACCGCCGAGACAGCGGGATCGATGGTGACGGGCAGCATGATCGCCCGGGCAAGCCCATCCTGCAGCTGCTGGTCGCGCATCGCCGCGCGGTCGAAGCCGCCTTCCAGCGTCGACGCCGGCAGAGGATCGTTCTCCACGTAGTTGTCGTCCTGCGTGAAGGCGATGCTGCGATAGAGCGTCAGCGTGCCACCGGCGGGGAGCGGCGCGGCCGTGGTCAGCGTGCCGCCGGCGCCGTTGCCGCCGCTCACCGTGAAATCGGCGGCGGCGACCAGCGGGGTTTCAGAACCACCGGCCGGGACGTAGATCGCGTTCACGTCTCCGTCGTCGAGGAACGGAAAGTGGATCGGGAAGGCGGTGGTTACGCCATCGGTTGCGTATTGCTCGCGGTTCAGGACGGTGGAGACGGTCATCGTTCAGCCTCGCTGCTGCTGTTGGCGCGCCTGGCGGCGGACATAGGTGGCGAACCCGGCATGCCGGGGGTCGGCAAGGATCGCCGCCTGTGCCGCACGCCGCTGCCGCGCCACGGTGGCGCGGATCAGCGCGGCCTTTCCGCCATTGGGCCCATCCGAGCGCGCGTGATAATCGCCCTGCCCCGCCACCAGGCGCAGGACGGCATCGCGCGCGGAGGCGCCAGCACGCCGGACGTAATCATCATAGGCCTCCGGCCAGTCGCGGAAGTTCACGGGCGTGCCGGCGAAAGCGGTCTTCTTCGCGATGCGCGGGATCGCCAGTTTGAGCCGGCGCAGTTCCGCATCCACCGAGTCATCAGGCTCCGCCGGGGCGGATGTGCGCCCCGAGACATCGCGTCCCCAGACATCAAGACGGGGCGTCAAGCCGGCGATGAGCGGCGGCAGCATCGTGCGCAGAGCGGCGATTTCGGGGAGCGCGATCGTGCCATGCGCCGCGAAGGCGGAGAGAGGGGCGCGCCGATCCAGTCGCGCTGCCAGCGCGACCACCAGGCCGGCAACCAGGCCCTGCCAATCGGCAACGTGGTCGGGATCGACGTCGCCGCCCTCGAGCGTCGCTGCGATCGATCGCGCGAAGTTCGCAAGATCTTCACCGGCCTTCGCTCCGGCATTGTCGTCTCTTGCGCCGGCCAGCAGGATCATGCCGGCGGCGGTTGCGAGCTGAGCCAGGGCGAGGTCCTGCTCTGCGCCGAGTTCGCCCAAGACCGCACGAAACCGCGCGGCCGCCAGGATAGTCGCCACCGCGCCGACATCATGGCGCAGTACCCGGTCCGGCGCGCAGAGATAGCCTGTTAGGATCTGGTCCAGGCTGATGCCGCCGCCCTGGGCCAGGGCAACATCCAGTGCGCGGAGAGCATCGCCGTCCGGCGCAGCCTCGGCATAGAAGACGTCTGCCCGCGCGCGCGGATCGCCGGCGGCCGCCGCCATCCGCGAGCCCAGGCGCGCGACCAGCGCCTCGGCATCGATCCCGAGCCGCGCCGGCAAGCCGAGCGCATGGCCGACGAAATCAATGGCGCGCGCCGGACCGGTCTCGAAGGCGGACGGTTCCAACAGCGCGCCGGCCCCCTGCCGCGCGATGGGCTTCGGCACAACCTGGTGGGCGGCAAGCGCCCAGAGATCGCGCTGCCCCGCGCGCAAACCCTGAATCAGCCGGGCAGCAGCGGATGCCTCCCTGGCGTCGGTGGCGTCTTCGGTCTCGGATCCGAACAGATCATCCGGCTCCGTCGCATCCGCCACGGTGTCGGGATCATTGGCGTCGGGATCATCGCCGATGGCAGTGCCGCTCTGCACACGCGCGGCGGCGATCAGCCGATCGACGGCGGTTTCTTCCCGATGGTCGAGATACGAGGCCACCAAATCGTCGCGGCGCGATTCGCTTTTCATCACGCGTCCTCTCCGATCCGCAATGCCCAGCGCTGCGCGGCGATGGCGCCCAAAGCGTGCTGCAGGCGGCGCTTGTTCCAGGCGCCGGCGTCATAACGCTGCAGCGCCTGCCGCTCCGCCGCGGCGAGCGCCGGCGCGTCGGCCGGCGCCCCCAGGCTCTGCCGGCTGCGCCTCCCCGCCTCCGTCAGGATCGACGCCACCGCCAGCTCAAAGTCTTCCGTCGAAGCGTCGCCCCGGCTCGCCGCCCAGTCATCCAATGTGTTGACCGCCGCATCGAGATTCGCCGCAGCGACCCGCGCCTGCCGCGCCGGCAGGGTGCGCGGCGCGGTGAGCGCATCGATGACCTGCCGGCGTGCCGCGCGATAGGGCGTGTCGCCCGTCATGAGCCGACGGTTGATCGCGAGCAGACGCCGGAACGCCGCCGACTCCAGATCGCCGCGGGCGACGGCGGCGGCGGCTTCCGGTGCGAGGTCCCGGTCAGCCGCGACGCGCAGCAGTGTGGCGGCGGCTCTCCCGCCTCCGCCTGCGGGTCGCGCCCGCAGCATCGCCGTCAGCGCCGCATGCTGCGCCGGCGGCATGAGGTCGCGCGCGGCCGCGATGTCATCCGCTTTAAGGCTGCCCTCCGCCGCCGCATCGAACAGCCGCGTGGCGGCCTCGGCGCCGCGTGTGTGCAGCGCCTCCGCCGCATCACGCTCCGCGCGCTGCTGTTGCACCGCTTCATCGGCCAGCGCCGCATCCCGGCGCCGCTCCGCCTCCTGGCGCCAGGCGGCGCGCGTCTCTGTGTCGAGCCAAGGCGCGAGCTTGTCGCCCGCGAGTTCCGACAGTGCCGCTTCCGGATCGCTGCCGAGGCGCGCCTCGAGATAGGTCTCCGCGACGGCCCGCTGCGACTGGCGGAGCAGCGCCGCCTTCTGCGCCGGCGCGATCGTCTGGCCCTCGATGGCCCGGGCGACATCCTGCTGCAGCGCCGGGAGCTGATCCGGCAGGGCCGCCGCGGTGCGGCCCGCCCAGGCGACGGCGCGGTCGAGTGCCGCGGCACGATCGGCGACCTTGGCGCTGGCCGCGACGCCCAGCGCATCGGCGACGAGATCCGCCTTGAAGCCGCGCAGGGCATGGCCGAGCCTGGCGCCGGCGTCGGGGCTCGGCGCCGCCTTTGCGCGTCGCGCGATCTCCGCCTCGATGCGGCCCGCCGTGCGTTGCGGCAAGGTCTCCGGCTCCGCGGGACGATCCAGCGCCGCGGCATGATCGCGTGCGAGGTCGAACTTGGCCGCGGCGATCTGCTCCCCCAGCCAGGCAGCGTCGTCCGGTTTGGACTTCTCGCCGGCCTTCTTGCCCCGCGACATCAGGGCGTCGGCGACATCGAAGCCGGCTTCGAGCAGCTCCTTGCCGCCGCTGCCGAAGGATTCGATCAGGCTCGGCCCCGCCTGCGGCAGGATCACGCGGCCCTCGGGCATTACCTGGCGTTGCCAGATCGGAAAGGTATCAGCCATGCGCGCGCTCCCCTCGCCTGCCTCAGGACCGCAGCCAGCCGCCATAGGCGGAAAGCGCCTTGCTGCCGGCGCCGAACACACCCTGGACCAGCGCGCCATCGGCGGCGTCCCGCTCGGCCCGCGCCCGCGACCGGTAGTTCCGTTCATCGAGGCGGCCGTTGTAATCCTGGGTCAGCGCATCGAGCTCGGCGTTGATGTCGGAATCGGCGATCGCATCGACGAACGACGAGCCGTCGAGCGTCACACCCGAGGCGCCGGCCGCTGCTACCTGCTGGCCGTGCAGCCGGCGGGCGCGTTCGCGGATCGCCGCGGTGGCCGCATCGGACTGCTGGCGCGCGAGCTTGGCGTTGGCCTCGTCATAGGCGGCCTCTTTGCGCGACTGGATCGACTGCGAGAAGCCGGAAAGCAGGGATCCGGCAGCGCTGACGGCGGTAGTGAGAATGAGTGCAGTGGTGGGTTCCATGGGCTCTCACGCGTCCTTCAGGATGACGAACGACCGGTAATCCTCGCCGCGGCTGAAGCGCCGCAGCCGCCCTTCCGAGGTGAAGCCCAGCGCCGCAACCCAGCGCAGGCCGGGGCCAAAGCTCTCCAGCACCTGCGCCTCGATCCGCTCCGCCGGACAGGCCGAGAGCGCGCGGCGCACGGCGCGGGTGAGGCGCAGCATCTCGCGACCGGCGCCCTCCGCCAGCACCGCCCATGCGATCGCCCGTCCGGGCCAGGGTAGATGGAAGCCGGCGCAGGCGATCGGCGCGTCACCGGCCAAGGCGGTCCAGGCCGGGCCTGCGCGCGCCACGTTCTCGGCGTAGTCGCCGCCGGCGATGAAGGCCGCGAGCTCGGCCTGCTGCGTCTGCAGGGCGAGGCCGCGGAGATGTTCGGGCCGGTAATCGACGATGCGGAACATGCGCGGCTAGCCTCGCTCGTAGGTGACGATCTGCGGCATCAGCGCGACCAGCGTCATGGGGAATGGTTGCGCCTGGCGGATGGCAAGGCGTGCATCGCCGTCATAGCCACCGTGCCACAGCACCCGCGCATCGCCGTCGCCGATCGCCGGTGGCTGGTCGAGCGGCGTCGCGCTGGTGCGATACTGCAGCGGCGCCATGGTGGTGAAATCCGGCCCCGCCTCGCCGCCGAGCGACTGCACCAGCCGCACGGTCACCTCGTTGATACGCTTCACCTTGCCCTGCGCCGTGCCGTCCTGCGCACCGGCCTCGATCCGCATGGTCTGCAGCCGCGCCGGACAGGCGAGCCCGGCGACCGCGTAGCCGGCGGGCCGGGTCAGCGTCACGCTGCCGTTGGCGACGACCACGTCGGGATGGCTGGCACCCTCGGCGTTGATCGACAGCGTCTCGCCCTCGAGATGCCAGAGATTGGAGAGGCGCGTGGCGCTGAGCCGCCAGCCGCCCGCAGGGATCACGGCGAGATCCGGGAACGGCGCGGTGATCGTCGCCGTCACCACCGTGGCGGAGACGAAGCCTGTGATCGTGGCCTTCGCCGTTCGCCATTGCCCGGCCGAAGTCGGGTTGGACGGATCGCGGAGGCTGCGGTCGAAGAAGCGGCGCGAGATCACCCGGCCGACGTCGCCGGCCGCGAAGGCGGCGGTCGCTGCCGTAAAACTGACGCCGGTGCTGCCGCGCTGGTCGGCGCCGATGCCGGGCTGCAGGGCGACGCCCTGCCTGCCATCGAACACCAGGCCGCAATCGACGTAGAACGCCGTCTCCTGGTCGTCGCCCGGCTCCCAGGGCGCTGCGATCAGCTCGACGCTGCGCTCGGTGCGGCCGTTGATGCTGCGGCGGACGATCGCCCAGATCTCGTCCCGCGCATCGGCGGGATCCGGGATGCTGCACAGACTCTCGCAGGCGGCGGGCTGCTGCCGCGCGAGATCTGCCGTGCCGCCGAACACGACCCGCGCCCAGCCAATCTTCTGTTCGTCGCGGTCATAGGCGAGCACCGGCACCTGGCCGTCGCCGCGCACGCACCAGACCCAGCCGGAGGGCTCCGCCTGGTAGGCGAGCTGGCCGAGGCCTTCCCCGCCCCCTCCCACGCTCCCGCCCGCACCCTGGGTGAGATGCGGGCTAAGCAGCGTGAGATCGCCCGCCTGGAAACCATCGGTCTCGTAGGTGTAGTTGAGGTTGCGCGCCTTGCGCTGCTTGCGCTGGATGAAGATCACGTCCTTGCCGGTCCGCACCGGCTGCGCGTTCTCATAGGAGCCGAATGTGGTGCCGCGCACGGCCTTCACATTGGTCGGCGTCAGCGCATCGCCGAGGGAGTTGGCGCGGACCAGCCATTCGCCGCCGCGGGTGCCGACCAGCAGGCCCTTCTCGTCATCCTTCATCCAGACCACGTTGTTGACGTCGCCGGAATCCAACGGATAGGCGACGGCGTTGTCGTCAGAGACCACGCCCGCGCTGGAGGACGGCGGGAAGGACTCGTAGTTGGAGGATTGCGAGCCGTCGATCCGCGTCGGCGCGAGCGGGCAGCCGCCGAAAAACAGCCGGCCTTCATAGAAGGTGACGCAGCTCGGATAGCCGCCGCCCGCAGAGTAGAGACCGAGGCGCCAGTTCGCCGAGGCGGTGGTGGCGCCGAAAGCGCCCATGACGTCCGCCGTCACCGAAACGGCAGAGGTGTAGCCGACGATCTTGGCGTAGCCCCAGGTCGAGGCATGCTGGATGCGCACCAGGCGGCCGACATCGGTGGGCTCGAAGACATGCGGCGTGATGGTGCCGCCCGAGGTCCAGGCATTGACGAAGGCAGAGCCGGCGAGATCGAAGGCGGCGGCGGAGACGCGGATCACCGACCAGCTGCCATTGGCCTCGGTGGTGCCGACCGTGCCGGCGATGTCGATCCGGTCGCCGGTCTTCCAGCCGTGATTGGCGCAGGTGACGCGGATGGCACCGGCGCCGTTATTGGCCATGCCGGTCGCGGTCTTAGTGGTGGTCGAGCTGATGGTGATCGCGGCCCCGCTGGTGGCCGAGGGCGTCAGCGTCGCCTGGCTGCCGTTGAGCGGCAGATAGGGACCGTCGAGAAAATCGATGGCAGCCAGCACCCAGTTGGTGGCGCCGTAGCGCTGCAGCTTGCGCGGCACGTAGTCCACATGCGCGATGTAGAGCACGTCGGCCGACTGCGCGACCTTGAGCGCCGGCAGATCCGCCTCCAGGTAGGGCGTCGCCAAGGTATAGACGCGCGCGGCGGTGCCGCCGCCCGCATAGCTGCCGAAGCCGGACCCATCGACAGCGCTGCCGTGAAGATCGGTGAGTTCCAGTGTGTTCGCCGTCTTGTTGGCGACGCGAAAGCGGCGGCCGTTGAGCTGCGTCATGCCGGAGACGCCGGCTATCTCGATATCGTCGCCGTTGGCATAGCCATGGCCGGCGATGGTGAGTACCACGGGATTGGCGCGCGTCGCCCCGGTGATCGTCTTGGTCGCTTCCAGCAGCGGGCCGTCGTTGCGGTAGAAGCGCACGTAGAGATCGCCGAACTCCAGCGCATAGGCCTGCTCGGTCGAGTATTGGAAGGCGATCAGCGTCGCCGTCTTGTCGGGATAGCGGGTCGCGGCGATGAAGCGCGAACCCGGCCGCCGCACCACCGGCCCGACCACGCTCGGCAGGAAGTTCTCCAGAAGCCGGCAACCGGCACGATAGCGGCTGAGATCGGTCCGACCTTCGAGCGTCGGGCTGAGCTCGCCGGCATCGAAGCTGTTGAGATTGGGACTGGCGCGCACCATGGACGGCCCTCTCCTCAGAGCCCGTCCGTGGTGCGGACCGGATTATCGACCGCCTGCCCCCGCGCCGCCAGCCAGGAGAACACCGGGAAAGCCTCCGGCACCGCCTGCAGCCCGTTGATCCGCTTGGCTTTGGCGAGATCGGCGAGGAAGAGCTGGGCCATGAAATCCTTCTTGGTGTTGGACTGGGTCAGGTCCTCGCAGATGTCGAAGGCGAGCTTCGCCGCGAAGGCTTCGACGAAATGCGGCGGCAGCCGGCCGGGATCGGACAGTGCTGCCAGGTAGACGATGCGGAGCGGCGCCGCGGCATCGCAGAGAATGATCTGCGACCCCGCGGCATCGGCCTCCAACGAGAAGGCCGGCCCCTCCGCGATCGCCAGCAGCCGGAGGAAATCCACCGGCACCGGATAAGCGCGAGCGAAGCCCCAGCTCGGCGGCGTGGCGGAGGCCGCCAGCGCCGCCCGCTTCTTGGCGAAGTGCCAGGGATGCTCGGCCAGCAACGCCTGCAGCGAGTCCGCATAGACCCGCTTCAGCGCCTGGGCCTGCTTGGTCTCGTCGTCGATCGAGACGATCGGCTGGGCGCCGAGCTTCTCCAGCGCGCGGTTGCAGATCGCCGCTTGCGAGGCCATGGCCGGTGTTCTCCTGCTGCTTCTACTGCGCGAAACGACCTATTGCGCGAAAGGACTGGGACTGGAGAGGATCGTGTTCTTGATCGCCTCCAGGGCCCGCAGCACTTCCGCCCGGGTCGCATTGCTGCTGAGGTCGACCACCAGCTCGATCTTGCGCCCGGTGCTCGCCGTGCCCGTGGTTACGCCGGAAAACTGGTGGGCCCGGTCGGTGCCGTAATACTGGCTCGCCATCGTCCCCTCCCCCGCGTTACCAGCTGAACGCGCCCTGCAGCGCGAGCGTGCCGCCGGCCGTCGCCGCGGCGGTCAGGGTCAGCGCGACGTCGTATTCCAGGTTCGGATCGGCGGCGAGGCCGAGCAGTTCCCAAATCCGCTTCTCGGCATTGGCGATGTCGTCCTGCTCGAAGCGGATGTTGGTGCCGAGGGTGATCGCGGTCGCGACTGACTGCGCCGAGGCGAACAGCGCCGCCGAAACCAGCGCACCGCCATCGCCGGGCGTGCGGTAGAGCCCGAGATCGCCGGCGGCACCGGTGATCGCGTCGCAGAACAGCCGGAGCTCGATCGGCCGCATCCAGGAGCCGACGCGGAAGAAGCGGTAGGTCGAGCCGATGCCGTCGCCGGTCACCGCCTCGACGGTGCCGGCGAAGTGCTTGGCGTTTCCGCCGTGCACCCAGGGGTTGGCCCGCACGATCGGCATCGCGTCGAGGCTGGCGAGAGCGGCGGTCTTGTAGGCATTGACGGCCATGAGTTCGGTTCCTTTCGGAATGGCGTTGTGGCGAAGTTCAGAGAGCTGAAACCTGGTGCTGGCTCCAGGACATCACGGCTGCAGGCCCCCACCCCACCCTCCCCCTGAAGGGGGAGGGCTTTAGAGAGGGGTTTCCCCCAAAGGGGGGAGGGCTCATGGAGGGGCCGGCGCCTCAGCGGCACCAGACGCGGACGACCTTCTTCTCTTCGATGCGGGTCGCGCCGATCATCATGTCCATGTAGATCTGCCAGGGCTGGAGCTTGAGATCGGTACGCTGGGTGATGTTGGTGTTGGTGTCGACCCAGGTGCCGAGATGCATGCCGGAGGCGACCCAGAACGGGATCCCCGTGGAGGTGCCGGCGGCATCGTCGGTGCCGGTGCAGATGCCGGTCACCTCCTCGGTCAGCACGAAGTCGATGCCCATGAAGCGGCGAATCCGCCCCTCCTCCAGGATCGGCTTGGTCTGATAGTCCATCGAGGTGACCTGCATCTCGCTCAGGAGCGAGTCATGCGCCTTCGCATTGAGCGCACCGGTGATCTGCTCGCGGTCGATATCGACGTTGTTCTGCAGGAACACCTTCACCACCTCGCGCAGCTTGGCGACGGTGAGGCTGGTCGGCCCGCCGGCACCTTGCGAAACCGAGACGTTCTGGCCGCCGGCGCTGGTCAGCGTCCCAGACCACGCGACCGTGCCGGCGGCCAACTCCCCGGTCTTGGCCGGGGCGTAGAAGGCCTGCAGGATGATGTCGTCCTTGGCGCGGCCCATGGCATTGGCCGCATTCATCACCAGGCTCGGCTTCGGATCGCCGAGCATCTGCAGCTCGTCGAACTTGTCCACGAGCTGGGCATGCTCATAAGGCTGCGGGAACACCCAGCGGCGGTCGAAGCTGGCATCCTGGCGGTCGATCGGGGTGAAGCGGTCGGTCACCGGGACGGCAGCGGTGGGCGCCACCTGATTGACGGGCGAGGCCTGCTTGCCCTGGTACTGGCCCTGGCCGACCAGGCTCTGCAGGCGGGAACCGTATTGCTGCGACAGCAGCTGGAACTTGTCGGAGAACTGGATGGTGCGGAGATTGACGAGATTGGCGGACATGTCTTTCAAGCCTCAACGGTCTGTGGGGACGGACTGTCGATGGCTTGTCTGTCATGAATGCCGGGCGTCCAAGCATGGAACCGGCAAGCGACAGGGCCGCTCTGGCGTTTAGCGTCCGCCTACGACGGCCGGCCTTTCCGGCAAGCAGGGAGCCGGGCCGAAGCCCGGTTGTTCCCACGTAATCTACTGCACTCGATGTTCTGATCGTCGATCCGGTCGCAACCGGATGATGTCTGAAGTATTGCATACTCCCGTATGCATGTCAAGAACAAAACGCGATCATCCGGCCGCAACGATGGAAATCAGGCGGTCGTAATCGGCGCGTGCGCCGACATCGCCGTTGAGATAGCGGCGTACCCAGGCGCGGTCGGCCTTGAGATCGTTGAGGCGGGCCTGCGCCGCTTCCGGGGTCATGAAACCGGAGCTCCCCGTCCCTGCGCCGCGGTCCTCGGTGAGACCCTCTCCGATCCGGGACATCAGCCCCAGGAAACTGCGGGTGCCGACGGCACGCTCGATCTTTTCCATCGTCTCCCGCTCGATGCCGAAGGCGAGGCCGGCGCGCTGCGCGGCGGCGAAGCGGCGGTCGGCGTCGGCGCCCCATTCGCGGCGCACGGCGTCGAGCTCCGCCTGCGAGCCGGTCGCGAACTGGTGATCGCTCTCCGCCTGCAGCGCTGTGACGAACTTCTCGTTCTCCGCCGCGATCAGCTGCGCCTGGCGGGTGGAGAGGCCGGCGCGGTGAAAGATCTCCGCCATGTGATCGGCATAGTCGCGGTTGGCCCCCTCCGGCACGTCGATGCCGTAATCCTGCCAGCGCGCCGGCCGACCGAGCCGGTCATAGGTGCGGTTCCAGCCCTCGGCGTCGTTCTCGTCGCGCGGCAGCGGCAGCTTGTCCATGCCATTGAAGCGTTCGAGATTACGATAGGCTTTCACCAGCTCCGCCGGACCCTGGGCATGGGTCCAGCCCTTATTCTGCAGATAGCCCTGGGTCTCGCGGTCGAATCCGGCGAACCAGTTGCCGCCGGTATTCGCCGCATCGAGCACGCCGTTTCCGGCGAGCGCCGGGCCCTGCTGCACGGTTGCGGCCTCGGTGATGGAGGTCGTCGCCGTCTGTGCGTTCTCAGCCATTCTCCTGTCCTTTCATCTGGCGCTCGCGTTGCGCCAATTGCCAGAGTTTGGATTCGTCCATGCGCAGCATCGCGGTGATGCGGAGCAGCACTTCGCGGCGACCCTCCGCGATCGCCATGGCGAAGGGGTCTACGGCCTTCTGGCCGTTGATGCGCACCGAGCTCGCTTGGGCGCCGCAGAACACCGCAAGGTCGCCGAGCACGGCTTCGCTCGCAGGGTTGGGCGCGAAGGTGAGCTGATAGGCCTTGACCAGCTCGCGCCGCGGCAGCAGACGGGAGAGCATCACGCTTCTCCCTGCGGCTGCGGCAGCACGCCGGACTGCGCCAGCTCCTTGATGCCCTTCGCGGCAGCTGGGAAGGCGGCGACCAGTTGCTCCGCCTGCTGTGCCTGGGCGCGCCCCTGGCGCAGCACCGCCAGCTCGTCCTTCGAGCGGAGCCAGCGCGCCGGTACGCCGTTGATCTCGGCGAGACCGGGCGCCACCTCGTCGGGATTGAACACGTCGAGCACGCCCGGATCGGCCTTGGCGAGCGGCGCCAGCGCCTCCATGGTGCGCAGGAAGCCGACCCCCTGGTCCGCTTTCATGGCGCGGGTCAGCGGTGAGTCATATTCGATCCGATAGCCGCCGCCGGCATCGATCAGCCGCTGCGGCGGCCGTGGCAACGCGCCGGATCGGGCCAGCAGGTCGATTTCGCGGGCGATGATCGGCCCCAGCAGCTCGGATTGCTGCCGCCCAGTGGTCGGCGCCAGCAAGGCCCCCTTCTCCTGGGCCCGCAGCATCGCCTCGGTCGCGGTCATCTGGGGGGTATCGACCAGGATCTGGAACAGCGTCACCAGGAAGGCGGCGTTGACCGCGTCGCGACGCTCGGCGATCTCCTCCTTGACCGGGGCGAACTGCGCGCCGCGATTGAGCGCATGGACCAGCGGCCGCCCCTGGTCATCGACGCCGCCATAGTTGATCGCCGCCGGCACCAGCGAGACGCCGTCGCCGAGCGCCGAGAGCACGCCGTCATTCGGCGCAAGCAACGGCGGCGCCACCGAGAGCTGCGCCTCCTGGATCATGGTCTGCGCCATGACGTTCAGCATCTTCACGTCCGGCAGAGCCAGCATCGCCGGCGATCGGCCATAGACTTCGCCCGCGGTGGTCACATAGCGCGAGACGGCATAGGGAAAGGTGCGGAACCCGCCGCGCCCGACGCATTGCTTGGCATCGACGCAAACCCACCAGGACTCGAAGTCCATGCCGTCGGGGCCAAGGGCGCCATACCGCCGTTGCGCGTTGGGCCGCACCACATGGAGATAGGTCGCCTTGTCGTCCGGCCGCTCGTCGAGCTTGCCACGGATGACGTCCGGGAGCGCCTCGGCCCCGAAGCGCTGGGCGGCCTGCTCGGCCGTCAATTCCAGCTTGCGATGGACCTGGTTGATGCGTCCCTGAAAGTCCTCGACGATGTAGAGACCGCCGAGATGCACCGAGCGATAGGTGATGCCCTGACCGGGGATCTCCTCGCTGAACAGCGCACCGGTGCCGAAATCACCGAGGCTCTTGTAAACTTCATGAATCTGCGATGCGAAGTTCGAGCGCGGCGAATAGCGGAAGGCAAACAGCCGTCGGTTCACCGTCTCGGTCCAGCGCTTGACCTCGTCATCCTCGGCGAGGTCGTCCTCCAGCGGGCGCAGCGCATGCCAGAGCTGGGTGCGCGGCGTCAGCATGGATTCAAATGCCGCCGCGAAGCGATCGGATGCGAGTGGTCCGGTGGAATCGAAGATCCGCTCGGTCCGTCGCGCGCCCGGACTGCGCTGCGCGGTGAAGCCGGCATGGCGCGGCGTCACGTAATCGGCGATCTCCTGCCAATAGGACTCCCAGGCAGTGCGCTCGACCTCGAGCTGGCCGTGACGCCGCAGCAGATCAGCGGCAATGTCCCGGGAATCCATGCCGCTCCGGCCGGTGACTGGCGGGGCGGCGATATCCGCGATGGTCTTGGTCCCGATCATGCGCTGCGCTCCTCCTGCGGGATATGCTGCCGCGTCCGGCGGCGATCGTGCAGAACAGGCTCGGCGTCCAGAGGCGAGACTTCGGCCGAAGCTTTGTCCTTGCCCGCGCGCTCGTCGTTGCCGACCGGCGCCATGGCGCCGCGCCACCCGATCAGGGATGGGCCTTCGTCGTCGCGCTCAGTAGCCACGGGTCAGCATCCGCGTGCCGGTGAGTTCGCTCGGCACGCCACCGGTACCGGTGAGCTGTGTGACACCGCCGCCGGCGAGCAGACCGCGGCGCTTGCGCTCCTCTTCCTCGCGGCGCTGCAGCGCGTCAGCGGCATCGTCGCGGCTCGGCGGCGGCTCGAGATGCGGCTTCGGCTTGCTGAACATGTGTCCGACGAAACTCATGGCGCACCTCGCTGTTGTCGATGTTGCGTGCCGATATCGTCACCAGCCGTAAGGCAGCGGCGCACCGGGCGGCCGGGGCGGCCGGCTCGCCCGCGCACGGGCCGCCGCTGACAGGGCCGGGTCCCCCAGAGGCTGGCGGTCGAACACGTGCCGGCCCATGCCCATCGCCAGATAGCGAAAGGCGTCGGCGGCGTGGCTGGTCCAGTCATGCAGCGGCACCGGCTTCAGCACCTTGCGCCGCTCGTCCCATTCCGAGCGATACTGCCGCAGCGCCTTCAGCCCGTCGCCGCAGCGTGTTGCATTGAACCAGCTGCGCCGGAGCAACTGGCGGACCTGTGCGATCCCGTCATCGACCGCCGATGGCGGCAGGATGTTCGGCGCCAGGCCATGGTTCTTCAGCAAGTCGGCGCGGACCTTGCCGGAGCCGAGCTCCCGCGCAGTGAGATCGTGCGGGAAGAAATGCATGCCGTAGACCCAGTCGGCGCGATGTTCCGCGCGGAGTTGCGCCACGTAGTGCTCGAGCCCGATTCCCGAGTTCTCGTAGTAGTCGATCAGGCGGAGCTCGCCATTGATCCACTGCGCGAACCAGATCGCCGTCGGATCGCCGATGCCGAGATCCCAGCCGGTATGCACCGGGAAAGCGGGCTCATGCGCGATGGGCCGAACCCGGCCGCTCTGCTCGATCTGCGCCAGCAGGTTGGCGTAGTAGGCGCCGGGAACCGCGGCATCGAACGAGCACTCGAACTCCTGCGCGTACTGGTCCGGCGACATCGCCTGGCGCGCCGCCTCGAGCTCGCCGGCGGCGATGAGGCCGGTCTCGCTGGCTTTGAACATCCAACCCGCCCAGGCCGGATCCAGGCGCAGCTCTCCATCGGCCTGCGGAAAGCCGCGTATGGCGCACTCGTAGAGGTCGGCGAAGGCATTGCGGCCGAGCGGCGTGCCGATGAATATGGCCCAGCCCATGCGATCGGCCAGCGCCGGGCGGATCACTTCGGACCAGACGCGGGGATTCATCTGTGCGTACTCGTCGAGGATGACGCCGTCGAAATAGAGCCCGCGCAGGCGGTCGGCATTGTCAGCGCCGTAGAGCCGGATGCGCGCCCTCCCCGTCCCGCCCGACTTCGCCGGCAGATCGACGCTGAGATCGGTCTCGCTGACGGTGATCCCCGGGATCGCCGCCGTATAGCGCTTCAGGTAGTTCCAGGCGACGTCCTTCACCTGGACCTGGAACGGCGCCACATAGGCGAAGCGCGGATCGCGCTGGCGGCAGCGTCGCGCCCGCGAGATCAGCTCGTTGACGCAGAACACGGTCTTGCCGAAGCGGCGATGCGCGACCAGCACGCGGAAGCGCGCCCGCGAGGCATGCAGCATGTGCTGCTCCGGACGCGGCACGTGGCCGGTGGCGACCTTAAGCGTCATAACCGTCATCGAGAATGAGATAAATGGTTTGCGTTTCGCCGGATTTGGGCGTGGCCGATGGCGGTCGCCCGAAGCCGCGGTCGAGCACTTCCCGCAGCGCCGCGACGCGCACGGTCTCCGACGTTGCATCGCTGCCGAGACGCACCAGTTCCATGATCGACGAGACGCCGAACTTCTCGGCGGCGGCGCGGACGCCATCGCGCGGATCTTCATTCCGCCCAGGCTCTTCCGGCGGGCGTGGGGCCGGTGCCGGCGGCAGGGTGCGGCGGCTCACGCCAACACCCACTTTGCGGCGGGGGAACCGGTGGCGGTGCAGCCCCAGGCGCCGCTCTGGCGCAGGATGCCCAGCTTCGCGAGCTCACTGATCCGCGGCCGCACACTCAGCACGCTCTCGCCCAGGGCCTCGGCCACCTCGTCGGCGGTCATGGCGCGGCCGGAAACCAGCACGTTGCAAACGCGCAAGCGGATGCTCGCCCGCGGCCGCATACCCACCTCCGTCACTTGATCCTGTGCCATGTGCGCGACTGCCGGGAATTGTTCAGAAACGTGCATGCGCGCTCCGGTCCTTGCTGAGATCCTCCTCTTCGGCGAGGTACTGGCCGAGCAGCGCCTCGACGTCCGGTGGTCGGCGATAGGCCATGCGCGTGTGCTCCAGGCAGAACGGGCGGCGCCCCAGCGCGGGGCGCGCGCACCAGAGGTCATCGCCGACCGGCCAACGGCAGCAGTGCGGATGCGCGGCGATTTCGAACAGAGACATCGGTCCCGATGCGAGCGGGTTTTCGACGGGAAGCAGCTCTTCGTTGAGCAAGCGCAGGTTCATGCGGCGGATTCCCGATTTGCCCGTTGGGATTGGCCCGTTGACTAAAGCACCGGAACCGAGGAACGGCGCCCGCGGTGCCCGGGGCGTCGCTACCCATCCGGAATGAGGACGCCGCCGCGCGCCCTCGAGGAGCGAGCACCGCGCCAGTCGGATTTCTGCTGTGATCGGATCGCCTCAGCTGTGCCGGCACCGCTGGTTCGTCAGGCGCGGCGTTATCGGCATCAGCATGGACAGGAGAATAATAGGCACTTGCCTATTTGTCAAGAGGCATTATCCTAGTAGCGATCGGATTTCGCTGCTGATAGGCTGGAGCCTATGGACCCGGTTCGCAAACTCGTCGTCGATCGCATCGCCGCTCTCGGCCTCGACATGGCCGGCGTGTCGCGGCGGCTCGGCCTCAACCACGCCTACATCCAGCAGTTCGTGACCAAGGGCAAGCCGCAGGTGCTGCCCGAGGAGACGCGCCGCGCACTCGCCGGCCTGCTCGGAGTCGATGAGCAGCTCTTGCGCATCCAGCGCCGCCCTCGGGGCAATGCAGCGGCCTTGTCGAGCGCGGCGAATTCCGCCACGAATTCTCCCGGCGAGCGCATCTACCTCACCACTGCGCTCCGTGAAGAGGAGTACAGTTTCGATCGCCCCAATGTCCGGCCGGCGCCGGATGTGCGCCTTGCCCGCCCGGCGGACCGCCCGGAGAACGTACCGGTGCGCGGCACCGTGCGGGGCGGGCATGACGGCTCGTTCGAACTCAACCTCGGCGACGCCATCGAATACGTGCGCCGCCCGCTGTCGCTGATCGGCAAGGGCGAGATCTACGCGCTCTATGTCGAGGGCGATTCCATGGCGCCCCGCTACGAGCCGGGGGAAATCGTTCTGGTCTATGCCCAGCGTCCGCCGGTGATCGGCCGCGATGTCGTCATCCAGGTGCGGCCGCGGGTCGAGGGCGACAATCCGCAGGCCTATCTTAAACGCCTGGTGCGCAAGTCCGACCGCGAGATCACGGTCGAGCAGTTCAACCCGCGCAAGACCCGCACCTTCAAGACCGCGGATGTGCTGTCGATCCACCTGGTGCTGACCCGGGACGAGATGGTGTAGGCCAAAAATAGGCATTTGCCTATTGCAATTTCCCCGAGTTTCGCCTATCATTCTCGGGATGGAACATCGCGCGCTTTCCCTCTCGCAGCGCATGCGGCGTGACGCCGAGCTGCGCTACGATTCCGTGATCCCACTGGAAATCCGCGCCGCGATCTCGGCGCAGGAGCGGATCGAGAGCGACCTCGCCGCGATGCGCGCGATGGACCAGGCCCAGCGCCTGCGTTTCATGGCGGCGCGCGAGTTCCAGCATGCCAAGGCCAGCTTCCGCACGCTGGCGCAGTTGCTCAGGTCCGGTGTCGTCACCCGTCCGAGCCCGGCTTGGCGCAGCCTGCAGCAGAGCGCCCGCCAGGACGCGGAAATCCATCTCGAATGCTGGCACAGCCTGCGTCAGCGCGAGCGGGCGCGTAGGCGACCTGAGTGA